GTAACCTTGTAGAAACCATTATAGGACTCGCCTTGAAATTTTATTTCTATCACTTTAAACCCATCTGTATAATCCATATCATTTTCCTTATTAGTTATTAAGCATTCGTGTAAACCATTGTACCATTTGATTCAAGAGATACTGAAAAAGTTTCTTCTCCATTGTATTCTCCTGCTCTTTCATAAGATGTAATTATAAATGCACCTTTTACATTTGAACCATCTCCAAACACTAAATCGTAATTTAATGAATCTCCAGTAAATGCCGCACCTCTTACATTATTTTCTCCAGCAGAATCTGTAAATACTCCACTTGCAGATAAACTCATACTTCTGATACCCATATTCGCACCTAATGCTCTACCAATATCGTTTCCTGATGATCCGTCAAATGTTGCTGAATCTTTTGCTGTTATGTCAACTGTTTCTCCATTAATAGACATTGATGTACTTCTCATTCCACCAATAACTACTGCTGTTCCACTACTATTTTCTTTCAATAAAAATGCTGAACCTTTTTGTGCCGCCATGTTATTTCTCCTTGTTTATTTTTTATTAATTATTTTTTAATTTGTCAATACAAAAACTCTAAATCTTTGCATTCCATGTGTTGTTAACCCATCATTTTCTTTTATTATATCAGAGAACTCAAATCTCATATTATTCATAGCACCTGATACTGATAGGCTTGACTCGTGTAATACATCATAAACTAATGACATAATTTCTTTTATCTCCTTACTTCCTCTATATCTTGAAAAAGTATGAATCATAAGGGTAAAATCAGTACCCTTTTTTGTTTTTGTTCCATCATCTACCATTGTTTGATCTCCGATCTTAACATAAGGAAATGCTGTATTCTCTGGTACAAAATCGTAAATATTATTTCCTCCTAACTTTGTTGTAAGAGGACTACTTGCTAATAAAGCATTATATACTGTTGTCTGTAATGTGACTGCAAAATCTGTCATTTAGTATATTCCATAATTTTTTGTTTAACTCTATTTAATACTGCATTTATAATTGGCTTTTTACTTTTTTCAAATGCTGGTAACATAAATGGTCTTGGTTGCATTTTACTTGTACCATATTCTAAAAAAGCTGAATAGTTTGCATTACTTTCTACACTAACAACATCACTACTTTTTTGCCTAACAATTATTTTATTTACTAAATTTCCTGTATCACTTGCTGGTGATTGTCCTGGAGCAGATGATCTATGCTCTCTACGAGGATTATATTTTTGATACATAACACCTGACTTTGCACCTGTCTGAATACTTTTAATTGCTTCTGTTCTAATTAACTGTCCACCACCTTTAACTATCTCTTGAAAAGGTACTTCCATATCGTTTGCTAATTTATCTAATTGAGATAAAACTTTTTTTAAATTTTTAACACTAAATTTAATATCCATTAGTTCGCCACATCTTCAATAGCTTCTAAAGTAATATAATTATTATTATCATTCTCATCATTAATCTTAACTATATTAAAAGTTCTAGTTCCAAATTTTATTCTCATATTTGTAGTTATAGCATTTTTAGTACCATTAAACCTTATAAGAAACTCGTATGTGTGTGGGTTTTCTATTTGTCGCCCTGTCTTATCAGAAAATATTTCTTTGCCACCTTTTGGTGTCATCTTTGCATAAGCAGTAACATAAGTAGTTCTAGCAGTAGTAAAACCACCCATACTATCAGTAGATAGAACAGCATTCTGCAAAGTAATTAAATTTTTAGTTTTACCTACTCTTGATACTGACATTTTATGCTCCTAAAAAGTTATTTAATCTTAAAACCTTATATGGTTTAAATAGCATTCCTACTGTATTAGGTATTAGATTAACATTCATACTTGTAGCTATCTCTCTATTTTCATAAAGATGTAAAGCTAACATTTTAATTCCTTGTACTAAAGGCTTTGGTACATCACTTGCCGCATTACCATATCCTGCTCTAAATTTTATTTCATAAGCATTAGCATTTCTTAATTCAGAAGCAGTCGGCCAACTCGTTCCAGTTTTTAAAACTACTCTACCTTGCTCACTTGTTGTATCTACATAATAATTTGAAGAAGCAAAAGTTGATGCTACATTACTATTATTATAATACTTAACATGAGTTACTGAAACTAAATTTGGTTTTGGTAATACAATAAAGTTTGAATTACTTTCTAAATCTGGTGCTGTATAAATTCCTTCTCTTAATTTTAAATCAGAGTAAAAAGGTAATCTATCTAATAACAAAGTTAAATCTTGTTGTGTTATTGCTCTACCTGTATAGGCTTCTGCCATATCTTGTGCTAAAAATATTAGAGATTCAATGAGTGCGTTTTCTGATGTATCAGAACTATCAATTCTTGCAAATAATTTAAAGTCAGCAATGCTAACTGCATTTGTTGCCCAAGCTGTATCTATTTTTAATCCACTCATTATTTAATCCTTATTTTTTTTTACCGAAAACTTTTTTAAGAATACTTTTTTCTTTTTTTTCTACTTTAGTTTCCATTTCAGTTACAACTTTTTTAGTTGTTTCTTTTGCTACTGATTCAGCTTTACCATTATTGATAAGGTTAGTAGCTAATTTCATTTGCCATTCTGAACTCATATCATGCACACTATCTTTTTCATAAGTCATAGTTAATGAACCAAATTGATTAGCACTAGCTATTTTTGTTTCTTTCATTTTTATTTTCATATTTTTCTCCTTTGTAAATTTTTAGTATCTTGGGGAAGTTCCACTCTCGCTTTCCTCCCCCAAAAAATATTATCCTAAGATAATTTTATTATCTATAAATTAAATTATAGATTAGCACCTTCTGCTCCTGGAGCATGAAGTAAGTTACCTTTAGCACCTGTTACACCAAAAATAGTACCAGTAGAGTGAGTACCTGTAAAATCAAGTACAACTCTAAAGTATCTTTTTGGTCCAACATAACCAATACCATAAACAGCATTACAATCGCCATCTGCATCAATTACTTGCCATATACCAGTACCACCAACAGTACCACCAGTAACATGAGCATTATTAGTAACTGCCGCAAAGGTTGTATTATCAGCACTATCTTGTAGTATCAATTCAACCTTAACAGTGCTACTGAAAGTAACTCCTGGAGCACCTACATTAACCATTGCCATTGCACTGTTTCCGCCTAATGTATCAACTCCAGCCGCATTAGTATCTGCGGCTTTAACGATAGCATTTAAACATTCAACAAGTTCAATGTTGTTTTTTAAATCAAACATTTTTTATTCTCCTTATTATTATTAATATTAATTACTGAACAGTAATTTTAGTTAAAGCCTCATCAAGAATAACTTGACCACCAACTCTACGTCTAGCAATGTATCTTACATTACCTGACGAAGCCTGTGTGAAAGGATCTCTCATAATTGATAAAACAGTTCTATCAACAATCATATATCCTCTTCTGAAGTCACCAAAAACTACTGGAACACTTGCATTAGCAATAGCTGGCATGTCAGTACACTCAACAATAGGGTGTCCTAAAATATTAGAACCAACGCCCATAGCATATACACCTGGTTGGAAAACATATTGTCCTTCACCATCTTGCATTTTTCTAACTGCCGCAAGAGTTGATCTAGACAGAATGAAAGAACCATTTCTAGCATATTCTGCTTTTACATTGTGAGCCGCATTAATTAAATCATCTGCAACAAGAGAATCGTTATTTATTGTTGTTTGTGATCTAGTTACTGGTAAGCCAGTAAGAATACCTTCTGGTTGTCCTACTGATGTTCCAGATACGAATGCCGCACCTTCTGCTTTTGCAAATTGCTCTGTAAATTCAGAGTTCATTTCTGCTTCAAGATTGAAAACTGAATCTTCAAGTTCTTGTTCAGAAATATCAACTAAAGCATACATTTCGTGTGCCGCAATTTCTTCTAAACCAACTGTGTATCCAGTAGTTTCACTTCTTGTACCTTGTTCAGCAACCCATTGTGCAGTGAACTCTCCAGTTCTTTTAGGAACTTGGATACTTCTTTGCGATGTGCTTCTGATTCTAGCAATCGATCTAATTGGAGAATATTCAACTATTCCTTTAATTAGTTCTCTTACATACTCAGGTGGAGCAAGGTAACCAGCTGTTGTATCGTTTCCAACAGTTAGAACTTTAACTTCATCTGGAGTTAGGTTTTCTTTACCTTTTCTTAACCATTTATCAAAAATTTGAACGTGCTTTGATTCCATTTTAGAATCGTTTGCAAATCCTGGTCTTGATATAATAGTTTCTAATTTAGCCATTGACTCTGCAGATTTCTTTTGTGCATCAGCTTGTGCTTTCATGCTTATTTCCATATCAGCAAATTTATCCATATCTTTTTCGATTTTAGATAACTTCGCTTCTGTTACTGGATCAGCATTGCCTTTAGATTCAACTTGTGCAAGTCTTTCGTCATTCGCTTCTTTGAAAGCCGAAAAAGTTTTTCCAAGAGTTTCAACAGCAGATTTTACTTCATTGTTGTCCATATTATTTCCTTTTGGTTTTATTGTTTAATTATATTAGCAACTTTATTTATTAAGTCAGCTAATTGTTGACTGTCATCTCCAGCATCTCGCTGTGATAAAGATTCAGATAATGCTTTCGCACCAATCTTCGCCTCTGTTCGAGAAAGATTTCCTGCCTCACGCAAGATTTTCTCCCACTCTCGAATATTTTTAGCATTCCCTTTTACAGTTTCGATTAAAGCACTTTCATTCATTGGGAAAGTTACTAAACTGATTTCCATAAGGTCAACTTCTTTAAGAGTTCTTACTCCTCTCTTATTTTCATTGTATCCTTGTTTCTCTGGGTCTGCTCTAAATCCTATTGACATACCATCTAACGCACCCATCTTTAAAAGTTCGTATGCTTCACGACCTTTTTGAGTACCCATAGCTAGTTGTCCTTTAACAAATAATCCTTTTGAATCTTCATACATATCTGTAAAGACTCCAATAGGTTCATCTGTCTTATGTTGATATAACATTTTAACTTTGCTTACTGGTCTATTTACTAATGATTTAGTAAAAGCACCTTTTTGCATTATATCATTACCTTGATCTTCGTTTCCAAATATAGAACCATAACCAGTAAATATTCCTTTATTACTTTCGGCTTTGATTTCTGATTCAAAAACTAATTTTTTTAATTCTGTATCGCATTGACATATTCCATCATCTTGACAGACGCAAACACTTTTCATTGGTTTTTTCTTTTTAGGTTTTCTATAAGATGATGAATATTTATCTTCTTCTTCCTCATCATCATAACCTTTACTAATTGCTTCTTCATAAGAGTCATGGGTATTACATGGCATATAAATAGTTTCGCCATCTTTATCCATAGTATGAGTTCCAACACAACCTATTTCTTTTGCTTTATCTCTAGCATCATCTTGATTGTCAAATTGATCTTCTGCTCTTGCTACTTTTTGCATATCAGGTTTTTTTGCTTTAGACGAGATAACATCTGTCAAAGATTTTATAGCTTCGCCCATTTTTTCAATATCGTTCATTGAATATTTCTCCTTTGTTTTATTTTTATATTGAGAATTACATACAGCTAATCTTTGCTCTGTTGTAGGAAATTCAGAAGTAGTCTTGTCATCTGACATACATCTACTCATGAAGTCCTCTCTCGTTTCTTTTTCTTTTGGTTTTACTAAAGGCATTATTTTTTAAAGTTTTTAATTAATCCTTTAATTTTTTTAATTACATGAAGTCTGTCATTAGTTTGACATAAACATATTCCGATTATTATTCCTACTATTAATTCCATTTTTATCTCCTATAAAAAATCAGGTGTAATATATATTGATGCACACCTGCAGTTGATTGTATTACCAGCAGAACCTCTTGGATCTCCTGGATATTTTAATTTTTCACCACCTACAACAAAAAACTCCTCTAAAGGAACTCTTTGTCCTGCGGCAAATGAATGAGTTACTCTTGTTCTATTATCTTGAATAGCAACCCACTCTTTAACAGTGCCTTTAATTTTCATATTTTCAGCAACTGCTTCATTAGCAAAACTTGCTACTCTATGAACTTCTGTTCTTGATATAAGGTTTGCTCTATATATCCCCATACCGATAACTGTATTTCTTAAAGCAACTCCTGTTGCTTCAGTAGATAATCCATTAGCATATGCGTTATCAATTACTTTTGCTAATCTCTTTCTTGTTGTTTCGTCTATTTCAGCAACCCATACACCAGTATTAAAAGCTATAAATTCTTTTAACTGATTATCAAAGTCATCATCAAAATCTTTAGAAAAAAATCTTCCTAAAGCATAATCTTTAAAAGAGAAAGCAACAGTTCTATAAAGAGTATTTAAAATAAGTTTTAATTTTTCTTTCTGTTTTCTTAACTCTACGTCTAGCATTATCTGACTTCTTGTTTGATATGCTATCTCAACTTTGTTTGCAAACTCTTTAAAGTATCTATTTAATACTTTATAATATTGTCGTCTAAATGGTGTTCTTAATCTTTCTTGTTGATACCAAGTTCTTTCTCTAACACCTTTAAACAATTTTAATTGTTTGCTGTTGAAAAACATTATTTACCTAGAGATACACAAGTAATACTTATTCTTCCATTACTACTACCAATTCTTAATCCATTTACAAAACTTCCATTTTTTACTACAAATAAATTTTCTGATCCTGCCGCAATTACTATTCCAGTATTATCTACTGTTGCCGCACTTGCTGTTAAGCTGATAAAAGAATCAACTGTTGCTACTACTCTTATTAATCCTGTTGGTACTACTAACGCACTACTTGAAACATTTGAATCTGTTACTGCTTGTGAAGCATTATTTACTACTCTTAATTGTTGTGACATTTTATTTATTCTCCTTATTATTTTTTATTATATATTTTATTAAAGTTCCTGATGGGTTAAAATCCATTTTCCCTACTGAAACACAACTACTCATAGAAAATAGAAATAAAATTAGAATTATTCTAATGTAATGTTCTATTGTCAACTCCATAATAATTATCTTCTAGTTCAGCAATATTATCAAGAATAGTTTCAGCATCAAAGTCAATGCTCTTTGTCATACAAATATAAGAAGTATAATGTGCGGCTTCTTCTTTTGATTTAAACTTTCCTATTCTTATTATTACTTCACATTCCTCTTTATTTTTTAGTTTCTCTATAAATAATTTTGTTTGTTTTATTGCACTCATGTTGCTAGTGGGTGTGCACTTGGTAATAAATCTAAATCAAATTTACCACCTCTAAACTTACCTGTTCTTACAGCAAATAAAAAAGCATTTACTCTAGCATATGCCCATTGATCTGATGAAGTAACTCCAGGTCTAACACTTCCAGGATTTGTATTGTAAGCACCAACACCTCTTTTAAAAACAGATTCAAGCATACCTTGTGTTACTCTCTTACCTGCTTTATCTCCATGTTCTTCATTATGATCTTCTACTTTTTTAGCAAGACCTTTTTTAACAGCTTGTGAAATTGCTTTTTGTTCTACTTGATCTTCATAAAATTTATTTCTTTCTTTTTCTAATTGGTTTCTAACTTTAGTACTCCAACTAAATCCAGCATCTCCACCCCATAATGCCCAAGCTATTCTACCATTAGATGGATAACCTTTTTCTCCAACTCTAAATCCTTGTGCTTGTTTATCAACTTCATGTCTACTGAAAAAACTAAACATTCTTCTAACAGTACTAGGAGATAATGTTTCTTTAGCAACAATTTGACTTGCTCTAGTTGCACCTATTCTAGTACCACCTCTGTTAAATTCTTTTCTCCACGCAATACCTTTTTTAGCCTCTGTAACCATTGAGTCAGTAGGTGTTGTATTTATGTCACTAATGGCTTTCATTATCTCATCAAAATCTCCATCTTCATCTTCTACTAATTCTTCTGGTATAACTTCTTCTGGAATATCTTCGCTGATGTTATCTTCTGTCATATCATCTGCTAAATTAAGTGGCATTAAATTTGCTGAAACTAATAAGCTATCAGCACCTTCAATTGGTTCGTAACCTAATTGCTCTCTTGCTTCGTTACGAGTTAGGATACCTTCTTTAACTCCAGCACTAACAGATTCAAAAACTCTTTTTCTTTGTTCTGCCATAGCTGGAATAGAATCAATATCATATCTTAATTCTAAACCTTGTTCATTGAACATAGGTACTAACCATTCATTTAGATCGCCTTGTATTCTGTCAAGCAAAGGAATAATTGTTTCATTATATAAAGCAAGTTTTGCTTCTGCAAAATTAGAATAAGTTTGTGAATCAGGAATACCTATAAGCTGACTTGGTACTCCATAAACTAAAGCAATATCTTTAGCTGACATATTTTTTAATTGTATAAAGTCCATGTCTTTAGGAGATAGACCCATTTCTTTCCACTCAAAATCTCCCTCTAATAACATTGGCTTACCAGCATTACCAGTTCCACTAAATCTTTGGTTAACATCATTCATCAATTGATTTCTTTGAACATCTGATAACTGAACATTACCACCTGTTTCATCTTTAGGATTAAAGATAACAGCACCACTTGGTCTTGCTCCATTTTGTAATAAATTTACATTATGTTTATTTGCTAAATTATGTTGGTCAATATCAACACTTGATGCTTGCATAGGACTCATTCCATAATAATCATCTAATGGATTAAAAAGTTTTATGTGTTTAACTTTAGAACCACCTGTTGCTTGATCTACATCATAGCTTTCAACAATCTGACCTTTAAGCATATAGTCATAAGCTACTGGCATTGCTCTTGTGCCTGATCTTATTTTCATTCTATCTGGTCTTAAATTATAAAGTTCAGTTGGTGGAGTGTTATCTCCTCCGACACTTAAAATGTAATTATTTCCTGAAATTAATAAATAAGAATACAATGCTTGAAACCATTCAACTTGTGACATGGTTGGACTAGGGTTATATAATAAATCTAGTAGAGGGTGGTTATCAACTTCTTGATCTCCTCTAAATAACATCATCTTAACTCTTGAAGCATTGTTTGAAATTTCATTAATACATCTATAAACAATAGCATTTTCAGAATAACCATCAGTAGCTAAATCATCATAAGCAATTTTAGGTGCTGAATCATATCCTAATGAATTATAATAAACCACTGGTGCTTCTTTTCTTTGCACCTTTGGTTGTTCTTTTGTTTTAAATATATTTTTAATATTGTCGTATATTGCCATTAACTAATTCTCCAATTAACTTTGCCTGTCCTTTGCGACAGTTCTGTTATTCCCCACACTAAAGCATCTAATCTATCTGGCGAACCAGAAAATGTTGTGGGATTATAATTTGCCATTTGATCCTCTAAAAATTGAAATGGTTTTAAATGCTTTACTCTATTCTGTTCGTATAATGCTGATATTGGTTCTGCTCTTAAATATTTTCCTTTAGTTGCTCTTACACTTCCATAACTTATGTTGTTGTCAATAGTCCTTATCACTCTTTCAACTAAATCTCCACCATTATTTACTTCGGCTATAATTTTATCTGCGTCATACTTATAATAAGTTTCAACTGCCATCTTTGCCCATTGATCAGGTGTGTATCTACCAGTTACATCATCTATAACATAAAACTTTTCATCAGTACCTTTAGCACAAACTACTATTCCAGTTTCATCTGAATGTTTATTACTTGTAACTGCAGGATCAATAGCAACTACTGTTCTTGTAAAGTTTGGTATTATGTCTGTTGTTTTAATGAGTGCTTTACTAATCATATTACGATTCCATAAAGCACCCTCAACATCTTCTAAAATTTCAGCGAATAATTCTTGTCTGCCCAGCCGAGTTCCTTCATATTTTTCTTTTAACTTTTTAACTGCGGACTCTGCAAGATTATCCTTATTCTCAAAGGTGCTACCTCTCGTTACAAGAGAATCTTTATTAATTACTAATTCTTTTATTAAATCTGTTGGCTTGGGTGTCGTTGTTATAATTACTTGTGGCTTGTCACCAAGTCTTAATCCAAATAATAATTGATCCCATGCTTCTGCGTTCTTCCAACTTCCTAACTCATCACACCATGCTCTATGAAATTGTGGACCTCTTAATCTATCAGGTTGTTCAGCTGAAAAAGTTTTATAGATAGTTCCATTTTTAAGTGTAAGTTCTCCAATACTTCTATTCCAGTTCTCAATATTATCAGAGTCTATGCAACCTAACAAACCAGATACTCCCTCAACACAGGTATCACGACCATCTCCAAATGTTGGAGTTACTATCGCTATCCTAGAATTAGGTCTAGTCAATCCATAAAATGCAATATCTTGTGCACCTGTTCTAGTCTTACCCCAACCTCTACCTGCTAATATTAACCAAACATTCCAATCTCCTTTAGGAGTTATCTGTTTCTGTCGTGCTGTCTTGCACCAATTCAGGTGCTTCAATAATATTTTCTGGTTTGGCGAAGTTAATCTCGTCAAAAACTTTTCGGATTTCAATAAGCTGTCTTTCCTCTCCGAATAATTTATCTCCGTCTTTTCCTGTAAGTTCATGATAATTTTTTTCTTTCCAACCTGCTTGTGTCTTTAACCAAAATATCTGTGCAACTACATTACCATCTTTTGCTTTCTTAAACAAGGCTTGTGATATAATTGCATTTGCTCTGGCTTTACTGGTATCTAATTCTTTTCTAAAATTTTTTCTTAAAGTAGGTTCACTAATTTTAACTATCTGTGCTATTAAAGTTTGTGTTACACCAGCGATTGCTAGTGCTTCAACTAATTTAGCATCATCATCTTTTTTAATATAAGGTGGTCTGCCAACTTCGTTATTTTCTGTATCCATAACCTGTCTTTCTATTACTCCATAACTTCTGCCAACTCCAAATACTTATTTTAGATGTAACATGGTTAATCA